AAGCGGATTTGAAATAACAACGGATATGCTAATGAAAGCAGAACATTTTATAAGTGATGATGTTTGCTACATTAAAGTTCCTTTGGCCACCCTGCCCACCAGGGAGCAGGGAGGGGAAAAGATGCGACCAAGTAGCAGCGAAAGAGGCTTATGTAGGATTTGTGGCGGTGATCAATGCGATTCAGATAGTCATAAATAATCCCCACCAAAGCACTAAGCAATAAAACCAATTTTTAAAATAAAATAAAACAAAGGAGTTATGAAAGCAACAAAAATCACTTACAGCAGATTGATTTCAAAGGGAAATTATGAAAATGTAAAAATCGAAATTGAGTTGGAAGTTGGCGAAGGCGAAAAGGCATCCAGCGTGTTTGACAAGGCTAAGGAATTTGTAGAGAGAAGATGCGAAATTGAAAGAATGTCGCAGTACACCATCGACAATGCGAAAAAGGTTATGGACGATAGGCGCAATCATACCCTTGCGCAAATTGAGGAGGCAGAGGAGATTTTATCTAAAACAATATTCAAAGACGATTTACCATTTTAACCCTCAAAACCCCAACCAATGATACAACCAAACGAAAAGTTATTACCCGGTAACGTGGTGATGTGGAGAAATAGGTTCTACACTTTAACAAAAGGAGATATTTATTCAATGGACTATTTAAGAAACTTTTATTCCCCTATACCCCTCACCCCTGAGATACTGGTGCAGTGGTGCGGGTTTAAGCAAATAGCCGGATTTTATGAATTAAATACAGACAACCTTATTATCCTATTCCCAATGAGCATTACAGGAGTATTATCAATAATGGATGCCGGTCTTGATTCAATCAATATCAAATGCCCAGACCATCTGCACACCTTACAGAACTTAATTTATTTTTTATCCGGCGAAGAAATGCCGGTTAACATTCCAAATAATTAAAATTAGATAAGATGAAATACAAAAAATACTTTATACTAACCTTGCAACTTGCAACAATTTTCTTTTTGTATTGCGCAATGATGTTAACCATGTGCTCCCACAATCTAAATATGGCAAACATTAGCCTAAGCACATCTTCGATGTATTACCGCATTGGCGCAAAAGAAGATGCCCGAAAAGAAAGGGCTTTGGCTGACGAGTATGTTGCCAAATCAAATAATTTAAAGAAATGGATTCCATCTTTCATGATTAGAAAACAACCCTAAAATTTTAACCCCATGACATACACAACGGCGAAGGCGGGCAGGTATTTCACCAGGCATCAACCATGACCGAAAACCTAAACATAGATGATCACATCAAGCCGATGATCATAAAAGCCCTTAACAGCGAAAAGGGCCGGTACAGAATGTCCGCGGCTGATTCAATCAATATCAAATGCCCCGAACACCTGCACACCTTACAGAACTTAATTTATTTTTTATCAGGCGAAGAAATGCCGGTTAACATTCCAAACAATTAAAATTAGATACGATGGCCGTTGAATTAAATAAGATATACAATGAAAACAATTTAGATACAATGGCAAGAATGCCCGATAATTTTATTGACTTAACTGTTACAAGCCCGCCATACGATAATTTAAGAGATTACAAAGGGTATTCATTTGAATTTGAGGAAGTGGCTAAAGAGCTTTATCGGGTAACTAAACTTGGCGGCGTGGTTGTTTGGGTTGTTGGTGATGCTACAAAGGATGGCAGCGAAAGCGGTACAAGTTTTAGACAAGCGTTATATTTTATGCAATTAGAATTTAAGCTACACGATACAATGATTTTTAGGAAGAAAAACCCAATGCCACAAACACATAACCGATTAGACCAATGCTTTGAATACATATTTTGTTTTAGCAAAGGGAAACCGAAAACATTTAATCCTATACTGGAAGATACTTTAACATTTGGGACAGTTAAAAAACGTATGCAGGAACGTAAATCATCTTTGGAAGGTAAAAGCGTTTCAAGGCAAAGGGATGAAAATACTATTGTGAAAGCAAAGCGTTATAAAACAAATATTTTAGAATATGCGGTAGGTGTTGAACCTGAACATGAAACAGGCAATCATCCTGCAATATTTCCACAGGATTTACCTAAAGAGCAAATTTTTATGTGGAGCAATGAAGGCGATTTGGTTTATGATTGCTTTGGTGGAAGTGGAACAACTGCTAAAATGGCTCACTTAATGAAACGTAATTGGATATTAAGTGAAATTTCAAAGGAATATTCTGATTTAGCTGCTAAAAGATTAAAGCCATACCTGATGCAGCAATCTTTTTTTTAATAATAACCCTAAATTTTAACCCCCATGACATACACAACGGCGAAGGCGGGCAGGTATTTCACCAGGTCGACAACTATCCCGCCTTTCTTCCAATATTGACCATGACTGAAAACCTTAACATAGACGATCACATCAAGCCGATGATCATAAAAGCCCTTAACAGCGAAAAGGGCCGGTATAGAATGTCCGCGGCTGCAGCCAAATTGCAAACGAGCAAATCAACGCTTAACCGCATGATAAAACGATTCGGTATTGGTTATGAGTACGGGCAGGGCTATTACATAAAAGATAAATTTGCAACAACGATGCAAAAAGTTTAAATTTGGGGTGAATAATGCCGAGAGATAAGCATATAAAAATATCTGAATTGATCCCGGATGATAAGAACTTCAATAAAGGTTCTCAATTCGGCAATTCGCTTATTGAAAAATCTTTTACAAAGTTCGGCGCAGGCCGGTCCATTTTGCTGGATAAGAATAACAGGATCATTGCCGGGAATAAATCAGTTGAAAACGCATCGGCCATAGGCATGGAAGATGTACAGATTATTGAAAGTGATGGCAAACGCATTATTGCCGTTAAACGAACCGACATCGATCTTGACAGCCCAGAAGGTAGAGAAATGGCCCTGGCAGATAATGCCACCGCAAAGGCAAACATCATTTTTGATGCTGAACTGGTAGAAGCTGAACTTGGCGAAGCCGTTTGTACTGAATGGGGAATTGAAACATCGGTAAAGTTGGAAGCGCAGGAGGATGATTTTGAAGCGCCGGAAGGTGGTATTGAAACTGATATTGTTTTAGGTGATTTATTTGAAATAGGGCAGCATAGGTTGCTTTGTGGGGATAGTACGGATAGTGATGCTGTGGCAAGGTTATTAAACGGTAATAAAGCAGACTTGTTATTTACAGATCCGCCTTACAATGTTGGCTTTAATGGGAGGAGTGGCAAATTTGATGTTATCGAAAACGACGATTTGGAAGAAAAGGACTTTGATAATTTCATAGAAGAATTTGCGCAAACTGTACATACTTTGCAAATACCCATTAAATACATTTGGTGCAATTGGAAGTTTTACGGCACACTGCAAAAGCATTTTGATCTAAACGCCTGTATTGTTTGGGCTAAAAATGTATTTGGTTTAGGAAGGGGTTACAGGCATCAACATGAGTTTTGTTTTTTTGAGGGCAAATTAGATGAAGGCATTAACGGAGAATCGGATCTATGGGAAATAAAAAAAGATGCTAAATACCAGCATCCAACTCAAAAGCCCGTCGAGTTATCTGCAAGGGCGTTAAATAATCACAAAAAGGCGCTTAACGTATTGGACTTATTTGGCGGAAGTGGTTCAACTTTGGCAGGGGTGCATCAATTAAGGCGCAAGGGCTTTATTATGGAACTTGACCCGAAATACTGCCAAGTAATAATAGACCGGATGCAGAAACTTGACCCGGCTATTGAAATTAAAAAGAACGGACATCCTTATGCCAAAGCCTGACAAACAAATATTAATAGATGCCATAATAAAAGGTATTGAGCAGGGCAAAGACCGTGGCAAGCTATTGGCAACAATTGCCAAAAAATGGCAAATCAGCAACAGGACTTTTGATAGGCACTGGAAAACTGCCAATCAACAGCACACAGTTAAGCAACAGGCCATAAAAGAAAAGTTAACGGCTATTGATACCGCTGCAGCCATAGAAGCCCGTAAAAAGGCCATAATGACCGCAGATGAAAGGAAGGAATTGCTGACAAAATTGATCACAGGTGAAATAAAGGCAAAGAGGCCGTTTGTTATTGGCGGTAAAATAATGGAATATCCGGAAGAACCAACGCACCGGGATCGTATTTCAGCCATCGCCGAATTAAACAAGATGGACGGATCTTATGCCCCATTACCAAAACAACAGGTAGACGTTAAACATAACGGAGATATAAATATAATATTCAAGAAGGATGAAGGCTGCGAAATATTGAATGGATAAAATAATTTCATATACGCCGGTATTTGAAGCCAATAAAAAAGCCTACGAAAGCGGGCAATTCCGTGTCATAGCAAACCAGGGCAGCACAAGATCATCAAAGACATATTCACTATGCCAGCTGATCCCGGTAATAGCTCTGTCAGAAAAAAAAGAGATTACCGTTTGTTCCCCATCATTACCCCATCTTAAGCGTGGCGCACGTAAAGACTTTTTGGATATACTGAAAGAGTGGGGTGTTTACAACGAAAATGATTTTAATAAGACAGATAATATTTACCGTTTCCCTAAGACGGGCAGTTATGTTGAGTTTTTCGGAGCGGATGAAACAGCTAAGTTAAGAGGGCCGGGGCGCGATATTCTGTATATTAACGAGGCAAACCTATTGCCGTTTGAATCTTATCTACAACTATCCCTCAGAACAAAGGATGTGGTTTTTATTGATTTTAACCCGGCTGATGAGTATTCATGGGTGTATGACGTATCGGATGCGCAAGGCAATAAACTAATCCACTCCACCTACAAAAATAACCTGTCAAACCTCACCAAATCACAGATTGACGAAATAGAATCATTGCAGAACGCCGATGAGAATCTATGGAAGGTGTACGGGCTCGGGCTGCGTG